GACCTCAGGGGCATGAGAAATAAAAAATCTTTGAGAGGGTGGGAGGCTATACAAATATATTATTGTTGTAATAGCGCAACAGCGCATGCCCATAGGTTAGAAATCACCACCCTGAAAGCAAAAGTACTTCTTTAAAAATTTTCGCGAGCAATCACAAACGATCCCCTAGGACCTTTTTCTGGCATATATACTAGCATGGAAAAGGATCCCTACGACACTCATATTGAACACCGTGGCAGACTGTATCGCTACGATCCGGACCAGGATTGCTTTTATCCTGTGCATAGACCCATGACTGTGTGGGAATCATGGAGTCCTGTCCTAGTACTGGTCATACTGTGTGCTGTGGCCATATATGTGGAGTACGGGCGCTAATGTACCAGCCCATACCTTTGGATCCTGTACTAGCGGAAATCATCATAGAACTGCTAAAAAGCAACCCCACTTGAGCGTTAAGTACTTCGCTAAATTTTTTTGCGCTGAAAAATTACGCAGTTGCAGTAGCCATTCCGGGCTCATGTGTTAGAGCATCACTGGGCTTGCTCAGTTCAAGACCTTGTTTACCAGCGGAATCAATCCTATCTCTAAGACTGGGATGAACCTTATCAGGACTTTGCCCTGCGGCCCATGGATTAGTTTGATCACTATAATCCCAAGGATCCATTTTGGGTTTAAATGCCACTGCTTTGGTTATGCCCATGGCCCGTGTGAGTCGTGTGGCAATGTCGTCTGCAAAACGTTCACCCGCTTGAGTATTTTTCTGCATGTCAGTTTCATAGGTTTTATACCAGTGTTGATGCAGTATATGCCCTAACTCATGCGCTATAGTCCAAGTAACACCATTAACGTCAGTAGTGCGGTTCCAAGGATCCATTACTATTACACTGTCATCCATGCGAGCATGATCACCTTCTGTGCTGGTACTTACTTGCAATGTAGTCGTGTTTAACACACGGGCAAGACTATCCACGTCCTGCTGTGTGGGTTTACGACCCTTGATCAGTTGAGCAATTTGGCTCTGTGCTGTCTGTTTGATTTTGGCGAGAATGTTGTTACACTCGCTTCTATACTGGGCACGTGGTATTATGCTTACTGCATCACCCAATGTGTTGAGAGCCCAATTCTTCAAAGGGCTGTCTTGGTTTGTACGTTGCCGTTGCATCTGTGCAAAGTCAAATTCCCTAATAAATTCATGTGATCGCATGTTGATATTTATTTAAATCCTAATCCACACCGCGCCAATCAGCAGGCCCAAGTCAAAGGCCACAATGCCCAAGACTGTGACCACAAGTACATAAAGGCATTCATTGGCAGCTATTTTCATTATGAGTGCATACATAGCTATATTTACTATATACAAGTATGAACACACACTTATGGCTATCTAGAATAATAACAGGATTAATCAGCATCTTTCAAGCGTCCACTTTGAGAGAACGCTATTATACGGCTTTGAATCGTATAGAAACACTGGAGATAGCCATAGAGGATATTGAGCGTATAAGTGCTAGTAGAGTGGACTCCAGTGAGCGGCACAAGCTGATTGCTGGTATATGCCAACGTGTGGGGCCAACTGAAGCAGAACGCTAATATCGCGTTTTACCGCTTGCTACTTCGTAGCATAATTACATGTGGAAATTTTTTCCGCTGCCGCTTCGCGATCTATAGCTTACACTTCCCCGGTAAATAAATGCATGGAACATTTAAATTTTATTAGGCAAGGTCTGGTACCACAAGTACGTGCATTTTACCCCACTGATACTGAAGAATTATTTAAAATAAATTCAAGCATTCAACCAGCCCATTGGCTATATCATAATAACCCTATAGAATATTCTATAAACAGCCAAGGATACAGGGCTCCTGAATTTAGCACAATTGACTGGACTAATTCCATAGTTATTTTTGGGTGCAGTAATGTTTTTGGAATCGGCCTGCATCAACATGACACTATCGGTGCGCAATTAAGTCGCATGGTCAATCGCCCAGTGGTCAACATGGGCTTTGGCGGCAGTAGCATAGAAGTAGCTTTGTATAACAGCGGTGTGCTTAGACACAGTTATCCAAGGCCTTTTGCTGTAGCTCATGTGTGGACAATATACAATAGATGTACAGAATTTATAGAGGATGACCTTGCTCTACATCACGGAGCCCACAGTACTTCCCTGTATGATGCTAACTATTTTATGACCCTAAATAAAACAGACACTAATCAAGCCACAAGAGCCCGGTATCAAAAAACGCTAGCCGAAGTCATGTGGAAGGAAACAGGAGTAAGGTATTTTGACTGTAGTTTCTTTCATCCAACTAGCCGTTTGTTGGATTGTGCATGGATTACAACTGTGGACTATGCCCGGGATGTGATCAAAGAACAAGACAAAATTATCAGCCATCCCGGACGGCAATCTGCACATGACGCCGCTCGGGCTATTGCCCAAGGGCTGAGCTTGATAAATTAACTCCAGTTCAGCAAGAACAAGCAACGATGCTTGTCATATTTGAAAGCTACACCTATGTGGTACACTTCATGCGCAGTGGCCCAACACCATCTGCTGTACTTGGGTCCGGTATAGTTTAATAACCATGTTTCCACTTCATGTATGCCCGTGATCCAGTCCATTTGGGCCAGTTCCGTTCTAGGCCAATCTACATCTGCTACATAGTTAAAGTTGTGTATGCAAGGACTGTAATCCCAAAATACACTGGTCACGAGTTAGACTCCAAATGCCACTGCACTGGCAATGGCTATGCTTCTAATGCGCTGATCCAGCACTGTGGTTGTACTGGGTATGCTGGCTACCCCGTCCGTTACTTGTATACTGGTTCCGTCTACTTTCAAGGCTCCCAACTGAGTAGTGCTGGCTGTGGCCAAGGTCAGCGTACCGCTGGAATTATTAATACCACTGGTCACCACTGAGGGTATGATCACAGCGCCCAGTGTGCTAGTAGTTGTTGCGGGCAACAGATAGGGAGTAAATGTTATTTGACTAGTAGCGGCACTATAACTCAAAGACTGTGTACCCGGTGTGTTGGTGATAACAGTCAGCACTGTTGAGTTGGCTATGTCCCATGTGACTCGTTGGCTGATTGACTGTCCCACAGTGTCTGTTGCTGTGATGATTAGTGCGTTATACTCATTGGCAGCCGCCAGGGGTGTGCCTGACAGCGTAATAGTGTTCACATTGGTCAATGTGCTCCATGACAGGCCTGTGGGGATATCACCTGCTATAGTGTAAGTGTAAGGGCCAACTCCTCCGCTGGCGGCAAACACTGCTTTGAAATATACGTTTTGCTGTCCTGCCAGTATAGTAGGCAATATGCCAATCATACTAGGGTATACTGTGGGTGTTACAACTGCCGCCGGCCAACTGATGGTAATCGTACTGCTTTTGCTAGGGTCTGTGATTCCCGATGGCCACGAGCTAACGGTATATCCAGCAACTTGCAAATCTGTTAGAATTTCCAAATAACTGTTTTTGGTCAAGTTCCAAGTGACGCTGGTTCGACCCTCTCCGCTGGCTGTTTCTATTAGATCAAATATACCTTGATAGCGGGCAATCAGCTCTTGGTGTGCTAGTTCAGCCGTACTGAGTGTAAGTGCTGATACGGCTGTAGTAGCTTGACTCGCTGTAAAGATGGCCATCTCGTGTCCTAAAATAATATTTATCAAGGTTCAGTACTATAAATATTCCCATGAACATAACCTTTCCTTTAACCCGTTTTGTCCGGGAATATCACTTAGACAACCACGAAGAAGTCAATGCCCACCTAATCGAAGCCATACGTGCAGAAGGCGGTACAAACAGTCATTTAAGCAACGTTAAGGGCTATATGACCGGTTGGAAATTGGCACTAAATCCAGAAAGCAAGAAATACAAGCCTTTGTTTGATTTGATACACTCTAGCCTGTATACCAGCTTTATGAACCTGATTGATAAAGACGGATATCCTTTAAAAATACAGTACAGCATGGATGCTCTGTGGGGTGCTATATATGGATCCGGTGATTGGTGCGACAAGCATGTACACATGCCCGGACAGATGAGTTGGATATATTATTGCCAAGTTCCCGAAGGTTCGCCGCCCTTGAAATTTGACGATATTGACTATGAATTTTATCCTGAAGTCGGGGATTTAATCATGTTTCCCGGCTGGCTAAATCACAGCGTTCCTATCTATGATCTACAAGAAGAACGCATTGTACTCGCGGGCAATATCAAGTTTTAATCTTGTTTGTGGTAATAGCGATAGTTTACTGAGGTAGGATTTTCTTTGTAAACTTCCGCACCGTTCTTTAGATGAAAACGTTTGGCCATTTCTGTTTGTGGACTTAAGGTCACAATGTTTTTAACTTCTTTGTATTCATCTAAGATCCAACGAGCGGCCTGTTTGATTAACTCTTGACCGGCGCCTGGACTGTAACTCCAGATGGTATAAAATACTGCGGTGTTACGTTCCTTGCCCATGTTAACCAAATCTTCTTCTGTAGTGGGAATATCACTTAACCATTGCATACATGTCATGGCCAGGACCTGTTCCCCAGCTTTAAGAATTAATATCTCGGCAGCTTCGTTGATACGTTGTTCAAGTGGAATGTGTGGTCTTACTGGATCGTCTTTGATAAGACTCGTTAGTGGATCTGTAATGTCTGTAATGTGATGTAATTTCATGGTTCGCTACCTTGGTTATTATATGTGTACTTATCTATCTCATGCAAAAAATGCATTACAACAAGATTACAGCTCGTCACTTGGCAAGTTATTGAGCAGTTCTCTTAGTTTGCTACTTTCAACTTTGGCTTGTACTCTAGGTTTAGACAAATCAAACCCTTCCTTAGGACTGGCTCGTTCCCATCCAGTGGCTTCTTCTGCGGCCACAGTTTGTCTCTGTTTAATACTGTTCAACAAACTACTACCAGCACTGGCCGCACCGCTACCATATCCATCTTGTTCATCCAGGTCACTGATACGTAGTGTATCAATATTAAAATCCAAATCAATTTTCATACCAACGCCACTGCTAGAGCGTGTCTTCATCAGCTGAATTTGATAGCGGCCACGCTCACGCATAGCACGGCTGGTAAAAATACCAAACACATTATCCGCAGTCTGAATCTTACTTAGTCCACCCGAAATATGACTATGGTCAAACTCAACTTCTTCAACAGCACCACGATTCAACTGTGCCGCTGTAACAAACACACAGTTCTTTTCTACCGCTAAATTTCGCAATTCTTCACTTACATACTTGTCTTTGACAAACAAGTTTTCAGCACTGATTCGCTTGCTTAGTGGCATGATCAAGTCCATGTAGTCAACTAGTAACACATCAATCTTGTGTCCAAGTTTAACTTCATACTCTTTCATGTAGGCACGAATGTCATTGGCGGTTTTACCGCTTGGCATGTATTTTACCTGCAAATGACCAGATTTTTTACCAATAACTTTGACCTTCATCTCCACGTCATCGAGACTCTTGAAAATCTCTCTTGTGGGGATTCCAGTGGTCATTGCATCAATGCGCATACACACCAAGTCCTCGCTCAACTCCAGTGTGAGATACAACACATTTAAACCAGCGAGAGCATAATTGACCCCAAGATTAGCCAAAAACAGAGACTTACCAGCGCCCGAACCACCAGCCCAAATATTAAGCTCGCCACGATTAAAGCCTCCATAAAGTTTGTCATCGATGCTTTTCCATCCCGTTGAAATTTGTCCATTTTTATCTTTGATCCTCATTAATCGAGCTCGGGGATCTTCAAAATAATCAGTACCCATGTCTCGTTGTAAACCCACTTGTACTGCTTTTTTAATCTTTTCTTCTACTGGACCATACTCACCTTTTTCCAGCAAGTCTGCACTTTCTAAGATTGCTCGCTCAAGTCCTTTGTGTCGAATAAATGTTTCAAAGTCATTAAGTACCCAATCATAGTTGGCTTCTTTTACGCCTTCTGGAGTCTTTAAATTTGCATTAGTACTCGCATTTACAATGTCAAAAGTAGGCAGTACGCTGTACTGTTCCACGTACTTGTTGATAAACTCTGCTGAGTCTTGTAGCTTGCGATCAAACAATGTATGATCAAAAATACTTTGGCAACGCACAAATGTTTCTGCGTCACTGAGCATCATTTCCAAGTACAATTTCTGTACTTCAAATCCGTAATTTATATTTTGTGCCATATGTCTATTATACTTTCGTTATACATTAATTGCAATATGTTTGACAGGACTCCAACGATAATCCCATACTCTCTGTTTGGTATGATACAATACCGCGCCTATACTGCTACTTGGATCTCCAGGGTTAGGTAGACTCCAACGATACTTGAATCTGGGCTCTACAAACTTTTTATTAGCAGTATTATTCATAGCACATCCGCCCATGTAAACCAAACTATCTGTATCAACTAGCTGTTTAGCTTTGAGCATAACAGCCGATACTTGATCTTCAAACACCTGTTGTACTGCGGCCGCAATGTCACATTGATCTTGCAAATTATCGATAGGATAGGGCCAATCTAAAACACCCCTATGTAAGTTACGGGTTAGTCGAACTGTGTAATCTATATAACTCTTAACCTCGGCCAAATATCTTTTAGGGTCACCTTGTTCTGACATTTGTTGTAGCAGATATTCTTGCTTAATTGGTTCTAAACCTATCAATTGTGTAAACGCACTATAAAACAGTCCTAGACTATGTGGATAACTTCGACTCCACACTTGCTTCATTTCACCGTGAAGCCCTTGCCATATGGAAGCACACTCAAATTCTCCGATCGCATCGAGCACAACAATCGCACAATGATTAAACGGACTTGTATAATAACCAGCGGCAGCATGACTGCCATGATGAGGAGTATAAGAAATGTTTGCATATTTAAATTGTTTAAGATGATGTTTTGGTAATACCGACATGTCCAATGCTGTACGATATTGGCCAGCATACACTTGTCTTGCTTTTTTAATCCACGGGCGTTCATACCAGAAAATACGGTCTGGACTTCCATAGTTTAATGCTTGTACAGTCTGAGCACTTGAGATCTCATCTTCTGTACCAGTAGTCTGCAATACTAGTTTTCCCTCTTTGAATACAGCGAGACTTGAGCCGTGATTAAGAGCGTTTATCCCCCAGTTAATCATTTGTAGATAAATGGATCGCGTTTACGTAGTTCTGCTAGTCTAGCTTCATACTGTTTCTTTTCTTTGTATCTGCGATACGGAGTCATCAACCAACGAATAAATTTTTTCATGTTATATCCTTAAACCAAGTTTTCATTTTTAAACGAATCTTCAATGCATTAGATTCTGTTGCGTCACGTATTAGCCATAGTGTTGCCAGTCGGCCAAGTTTGATCACTGCATCATTAATATCCTTAACTCCAGTAGGCCAATTGGGCATACTGACGCTCCACCCTAATTCTATTGCTTGCTCTACTGTTTTAGGACCCTCGTGATCTCTGTCCGGAACTAGAATTAATTCTTTGCCCAGTTGTTTGAGCAACCAGTTTTGACTGTCCTTAATCTCTGCTCCGAGCAAAGCACATCCATTAATACTTAGCGCATCAAACGGTCCTTCGCTACATATTACGAACTCACGGCTGTCTTGTTGACTGTCTAGATTAAACACATAGCCCGGCTGTTGCTCACTCAAATATTTAGGTGTGGCATCATTAATTGCACGGGCAGTCCAGCCAACAATTCCATTTTTATACAAGAATGGAATAATAAGCCTATTGCTAAATCCAACTTTAGGAGTCCAATAGAAAGGAAAATCTTCAGGAAAAAGTTTTCTATTCACCATGTATTCTAATACAGGTATAAGTTTTTCTGGCGGGTTGTCTAATAATGTTGTGACCAGTTGACTATCCATAGGCAATGCACGGACATCAAACTTGGGAATTATGCTACGGATTTCAGCGGTGTTGTTGTCGTCTAATTTTAATGCTTCTAATCTCAGTTGTGCGATAATATCATCCGGAATATTTAAATCCCGCATGAACTTATTCATTTTTTGACTAATGTGTCTACCAGGTTGCCAACTGCATTTGAATCCACAATTGAAACAATGATAGCTTACAGCATCTCCACCGTTGACAATAAAGCCGCCACGCTGTCTTTTATCATCACAGCAGACAGCATTAAACCCAACCCATCCACTTGGGGTATGTTTACGTTTTGCAGGTAAGTAGGTTAAAAGTGTGTCCGCAATTAGGCTCATGCCTTATTATAGCAGATTACTCGAGTATTTTCAAGAGCTGATGGTGATTTTTTCAACCGAACCAATTGCGCCGCTAGTATTGGTTGAAGTTATATTATAAACACTGCTATTGACCCAACTTACTCTGAAATAATTGAAATCATTTACGGGAACATTGACCCATCGAACAATTGTGGTCGTTGGCGTGGCAATAGTAGTAGGATACAGTTGTGGAGCATTGAGATAAGAATTAACAGATATGGTCATATCCGTAGTGCCCTCCAAATAAATCTGTCCTTGGAATCCTTTAATTTCGATTTCGAAAATAAGAGAATTTGTTTTTTCTGCCTCATAAAATTTACAAGGGATTGCGCTACTGTGATTTATAACATTGCCCATAAAATTAATTTCTTGGGTAAACTCAGTATAAACTTGGTCATTTTTAAACACCGGAGTGGCATCGCCCACAAGTTCCATAGTGCCTACCGCACCAAATCTGGTGTCTGTATAAAGAACAATATTGTTAGAATCGCTATCTAATGCTGTTATGCTATATTTTAAAAATTGAGCAGACAATTCAGATAAATCATCCTGTGGTATTACAGTTTTAGCAATGCCTGTTATTGCTGTAGTACGCAACGCATAAGGACTGTTACTGAGCTCGTTGCCTTGCGAGTCCATGACATTTAATTCAAGTTGGCGTAGTGTAGTTAGATCAATGCGTTTCTGATCAGCGTTCTTAACATCGAACTCTATGACGTTGTCGACGCCGTTATATATTTTTACATTTCTCTGATACACGTTTTTATACTCCGTAGTAAATCCAGCCAGATCAGCAGTAACGATGATACGGTTTGGATATAAATAACTTTGAATTTTTTGCATTAGCACAAATCCTTTACTATATTTATGGCAAAACTAAGAGACAATATCGAACAAAACTTACCCTTTATTAGCGTATTAAACTACGGCGAAGATGAATACGTGGGCATCATAATTAATCAAGATCAGTTTGTTACCAGCTTCTATGATTTAAACGCCATTAAAACACCCGAAGAAAAAGCTGTATTTTTAGAAATAGGCGAAACTTGGTGGTGGGAAAGCAATAGACAATTTCCTATTAATATTTTTTGCAGACAGCAAATATACCCATTTGGTTATGCTATAAAGACGTTTAACAGCAAAGATACTCGCGTAATTTTAGGGCCTGTAGTAAATGTAATGAATATGAGTATGAAACGTGTAAAACGTAAAAGTGTACAGTTAGTTCGTAAAATTCGTTAATTCTTCGCAAATTAAATTCATCTGTACTACAATCACATGCGCATAGGCAACAGCATGTGCCTTCTTAAAATAGTACTCATCATTCTCCGGCTTCGTCCATATCTCCGTCATCACCAAGTCCCAATCTTTCCCAATCAGATAACGTTTGGCTGGTCGAATCATGGCTAATACTGCCGCTAACTGTTCTATAGATCCAGGTTTCATTTGTCGAAGAATAGATCCATGCCCATTCACGTGGAACAAATTGTTCACGAAGTCGTCTTCCAAGAGTAAATCCCATAATGGTTCAGTCTCCATTAATTTTGTTAAGTGCGCACGATTTTTCACTTTTTCGTACACACTTACATTTAGAAAATCCAGTTTAAAATAACCTCTTTGCTCAGCAGTCTTGTAGTCGATAGTACTTATCCCTGTTATAGGGTTATAAGGTATCTCCGTAGCATATACACCGGTATTATGTTTTTTACCTGGCTCTAACATGGCAACTCTGTGTTTTAATTTTGCCAGGGCTACTGTTCTATCTGCAAAGTCTATATCAATATCTGGCATTATAAATCCGATTCTTTAACTACATCCTTGACCAAGGCAATATCAGCAGGAAGTTTTTTAAATTTGCTAACCCAAAATTGTGGATCTATAATACCCTGGATATGTGCCAGTTGTTCATCACTAAATTTGTTCAACATGGCTTTGCCGTTTGCACTGTTTAAAATTAGCCACGGACTAATTTTTCCATCTTTAATATCATAACATGCACTGCTAAGGCTAACATACAAAAAATAATGATTCCATTGTGCGTTATGTGTGTCAGCCCATGCCATCATCGTTTGGATCGATCTTTGGAGGGCGGTTTCGACGGTTTCTCTTCTGATGAGGTCGGCGACGTAGAGTTCGTAGAGTTCGTCTCTGCACCAGTGGTCAAGTTTAACCCCACTAGTGATGATATAATTTGTAAACCTCTCTGGGTAGAGGGGATTAACATTACTAACGAAACTACCGAACTTAATAAAAGCGTTATAATAAGGACTTTTACAAAAATCTTCATAAGTTTTTTCCTGTTTGCTGTTTGGCTGCGCTTGTCGATAAAATTTTTGAAAAGCATCAAACGCCAGTACCACATGTTTTTCATTACGTGCCAGTGCTCTACGTTTTTGCTCGCACACATGCACAAACAAAGTCTTCTCTTGCATGAATCCTTTACCACAGTAACCGCATGTATAAGGTTGACTAACTAAGGCCATCATTTAAGTTTCTTTGCAAGGGTTGCTTCATCCATTCCGTATTTTCTACCAAGTTCTTTTAAATCTTTATCTGTAGAAAGTTCTGCTAATAATTCAAGCTCATCTATCTTACGAGTTGGATATATTTCTTCTAAAAATTTTACTTTCTTCCCGCCGTTACCCGACTTCTTTTTATTGCCCAGCCACTGATGAAAAAATACAGTATTACCGTTATAACTGCACATACACAACAACTGCCATAATAACTTAGGATGCTTTTGTAAAGTATTCCAGTTCTTATTGAAAAATTCATTAACAGTTAGTACAAAGTGTTCTTGTATTTCTCGTTTTTGTCCCTGTACATTACTAACATATCTGTTGAGAATAAAGAATTCACTTTTTAGTGCTTTTTGCTGATCGGCATCCATGGCATCCCATAATTCGCGAACGTTTTGATCTACTGCCGCAAGTTTTTCTTTAAGCTCTACTTTTTCACTCATACTTTATCTTTACTAAGTTTGTATATCATTATAGCACGATCTAGAGCTTTTTGTAAAGTCACATTGGTACGTGCTTCTCGCCGAATTTCACTCCACATTTTATCATCCATTATATGATCGCGTAAAGGCCTGCCATCGTTAGTACGGGGATCGTAGTTCCAACCAATTTCTTTTCTCGTACTTGGGTCAGCGCCAAATTCACGAGCATAAACAGTTCCTTTATCACGCTCGTAAATATAATTTGCACCTGGTTTAAGATTGCCCATTTAAAAACTCTTGCTTAGGTACCAGTACAGCATCAAATGCCAACACAGTTCGATATCCAGTGCCCTTCCACGGATAAACAGCATGCGGTATATGACTAGGAAACACTACAAATGTTCCCGGAGTGCCTTCGTATTTCCAGCCATCATGCATGACAAATTTAGTTAAGTCTTTGGGCTGTGGCAATCTAAAATAAATGTTGCCGTCTGTTGGAGTACTATCATCATTATACTCTGGCGCAGTTATATAGACATTGCCGCTGATATGACCGCCCGGGTGATGGTGCATGGCTTGATAGTCGCCTTGTGACTGTCTAATAGTCCAAATACTCACAATTTTGGGATCTACATATTTTAATTCTTCTGCACCTGATTGAGCTGATACCAGCTCCATATATCCACGACAGGCTTCTTCGAACCACTTGATTAACCATGCAATATCAAGATTCAAATCGCTAGGCAGCAGTTGTATTTGGTTGCCGCCACGCACACTCAACAGGGGATTATCAGCTTCATTTAACTCTGGATGCTGATGTGCTGACTCTGTTAGATTATAAATTTTACTAAATTCAACAGGGGGCACTGTGTCGGAAAGTATTATAGTTGGTTGAAAATATGCTATTTTTAATGTCATGATGTATCCTTATAATATTCTATCTAATAAAATAATTTCGTTCTGCCTAGCAATTTCTTTTACAAAATATGCACATTCTGGTTTTGCCCCGTTGGTCAATGGTGTTGCTAATAGTTGTGCATTTTTCATCTTGGGAAAATACCATTTGACATCATTATAAAAATTTATAATTTCAATTTTTTTAAATTCAACTCTAAAACTACTTAAAGGATTAAAGATTAATGCATCAAACCCTCTATCGTTTAAACTGGTTAACGGCAATATCTCTATGTCGCTGGCCGCACTGCTATCGCCTACTGCAATACACCAATCGATGGGCATGGTTACTTCATCGTCTCCAATTCTCAATACCATTGCAGGTGCATTGAAACTTTCTAGAAAAATTAATGGCATAAAAAAGAAATCAGGCTCTTTTGGATCACTGTTATCTAACACTGCGAATCTGGTATTTTCGTCCACTTCGTCTGGTAAGTTGTTTAGAGAAAACGTGTGGTTTTCTAATGTCAATATATTCATAATTTATTTCGTTTATCCATAATATTTCTTATTTTTTGATAACCGAGATTAAAAGAATGTTGCCAGCCGGCGAATTTATTTGTATAAACATCGTCAGTCATAACTTTTAATTCTATCTCACAAGAGAGCTCAGTTATTGGGATCATGTGTAGTAACGCATCTCCCGGTTTAATTTTTGTTACATAGTTATTTTTTTGTATTTTAAAAAGAGTGTTTACATTAGCCTGATGGTTATATCTGAATTCTACTATGCCTGGTATTGTTGTATATTGTTGTGGGTCTTGTTGATTCCATGCGGGTCCGATTAACATCCATTTGAGTGGAGTATCACACCAGAACCACCATGGGTTATGTAATTTTACGTTAGTGTATCCTGGCCATGCACCGGGTGCTTCTTCGTCAACATGATGCTGGCTACTATGCCCTTGTAATTGTACAACAGGGCTATCTATTAAGGCTTCTCCAGTGGGTGTTACAGTTATGTCGTACTCGCCCCATGAAGGAATAATAAATCCTGTACTGAACAAATCTCTAATTCCAGCACAATGTTTAACAGTATTATATTTGGAATATTCTTTGGGCAAATTATGATACCATTGAGGCAATGCCTCTTTAGCCGTGGTGATTGGAAAGAAATCTATCAAAGATCCAGTCGGTGCGTATGCTTCGATTTTTATAGTTTTCTTTTTAAACATCATATTATTTTTGCCAGTCAGTTTTTTCCAAAGTAAATGGATATTTGGCTTCTTTGTAAAACTTCTTTCGCTCTGTGAGGTGACGTTTAGCAAATTTACAAGTGCTGGTAATGTCCCAAATTTGAACAAAATCCTTGTCTTCAGCTTTTCTTATGCCGCGGCCAATGCTTTGGATAACACGGACAAAACTTTTTCCGGGTTCCAGAAGAACCATATTAAAAATCCTAGGGATATTAATACCAACAGCCGCGACACCGTAGGTTGCAACAATAATTTTGTTATCGCTAGTTTTAATTTCGTCATACTCTTCTTTACGGTCTTTAGTTTTTACTTCTCCTGATACAAATACTGCTTCTGGTAACTCGTTTATTAAAAATTTTCCTGAATCAATTCTGTTAACCAACACCAATGTATTGCCAGTAAGTGATATTTTTTTAATTAACTTTGACAGATAAATCATTCTGTCATCATCTGTAACAAGATATTTTAATTCTTCTTGATATGTTCTAAATTCTGGTAAATCTATGAGTTGCACAACATTTACATGGCAAGTAGATAGCACTCCCATTTCTTGTAATTCGTGTGCCTTAATACCGCCTACAACAAATCCTAAACTAGCAAAAATAGGTTGTGCTTCAAAGTCGCCTTTAGGAACTGTGCCTGTTAATCCCCAACGTATAGGAGCATTGCACAGATTTTGCGTTAGTAAATTCTTTAATACGTCGGCTTTTGCCATATGTACTTCATCGACAATGACAGTTTTAACTCCATCAAGAAATTCTGCTAATGTAACAATTTCGTGTTCGTGAGCTTTAGACTTTTTATCTAAAATATTAAGACTTTGCCATGTGCAAATAGTGTGTGTCTTATTAAGATCCTTGCGATCTCCATAATAAACACCAACATCTAAACCAACTGCAATAAAATCTTCTTCTGTTTGTTCTACTAAACTTTTATTAGGAACAATCGTAATTGTACGTCCATATTTTTCTGCTAGTTGGCTCAAAGTTGCAGTTGTAATTGTTTTGCCTGCACCGGTCGCAATTTCTTGCAGTGCTTGAGTATTGGTTAAAAATGTGTTTATTGCGTCAACTTGATAATCGCGCAACATAATAGGTTGTCCTTCTTGTTGATGACCTTTAGGCCATACTTTGCCTTGGTCTGCCCAGTATGTTTCAGTCACAGGTTCAAACTCAATCCGGGGAGTAGTGCGTAAATCATCTAACTCATCTACACTGACATCCATGTTAGACAGCACTTCAAGACACTTTTCTAATTGGCTAAGATAACCGTTGCCACCTAGTCCAAACATACTAACTTTGCCGTCCCAACGTCCTAACTTATAAGCAGGTCGATGACGTGCAGTAGGGTCTTCGTACTTAAAAGTGTTAGCCAGTTTTTTACGAGCTTCTAAACTCAAGCCTTCGAATTTAATGTTAACTTCGTCTCGGATAATTAATTTTACGGTCATTTAATTATGAATCTTTTTTCTAATAAACTGGGTTCGTCTGCGTATTCTATTATTAAGTCACAACAGTTAGTATACACTGAAGTCTTACCATGACGCAACCCCATCTTTGTATCTAAGGCAATTACACTCATAGGACGCCACGCATTTTTTAGGAAAAATTTGGGGATTTTTCCACTACTTACAACTCCAACTATTAAGTCTTCGTCTAGGTGTTTGTTGTACTGATTGTCGGCAATTACACTATTGAATTTTTTACCTAGCTCATCGTTGGGCAATCTAAAGTAAATTCCCACGTTCTTATCAATACCTACTTTTTTCATAGATTTTGACAAATTTTCAAGATTTTCAAGATACTTGTTATTGATAATTGTATCAAATACAACTAACAATGGCATGCGTCGTAATTCTATTAAACTAGATAACACTTCATCTAACGAGTGTTGATTTTTGTCGATCCAAATTTTAGTACCAGTACGATTAGCGATATTTTCGGTCAAATTTTCACCGAAATTTCGGGGTTTTTCAGTGGTGTACTGGTAGCGTATACTTCGATCATTAATGATGTTCTGATCGATATCAGTATCAATGCCTAAGTCAGCAGTAATCGCTTTTTGAAAATTAGTGTGTGTGATGTTGGTAATAAGGAACCGGTTTTCGACCTCAGTTTTTGACCAAGATTTTATGGTCTCATAGTGGTTTTTTATAGTACTGTCAATGTCAAAGCCTAGTGGTGCTAACGTTTCATAAATTTGAACAATATTTTGTTCAGTTAGGTTAGCACTCCACTGACCATCACGACCAGTATAAATTAGGCCGGTCACAGATTTCGCTAAATTTTGCAAAATTTTGCGAATTTCTTGGTTATATGTAATTTCGATGAAAATCTCGAGATCTTGCTCTTCGTTCTTTTTTATAAACAATTTTTTTAACTGTTCTATCTGACGAAAACTTCGAGACCACGTTGGAGTGGCGATTTCTTGTAAAACCTCGTCCTTAAAATCTGGCAATTTTTCGGAATTTTCCCGAAGAATTTTGATTATTAAGCGACCTTGGTTTTCAGTTACAAACAACCGACTGCTGATGGCCGCCGATAAATTTTTTAACACATTGCAATCTCTGGCAGGCAGTATTTCTTCTATTGGCTTAGAGGAAAAATTTACAATTTTTAGTAATAAATTATCTATTGTCATTATTAAGCAAGTATACGCTAACTTATATCAAAGGTCAACCGGTTAGAAAAAAATAGGCCTCAATATTATTTAAGGCCTACGGTCAGTATTTTGAGTAAATTAGTTAGATGGATGCATCTTCCATTCCAGCAACACGTAATTTTACAATATTTGTAATTTGCCATTGTTTCTGGTCAAGACCTTTAATAACACCTAACCACTTGTTACGAAGCAGAGCAAATTCGTTGATAATTTTTTCCATATCAACAACATCTGCTTCGCCTTCAACATAACGTTCACAATCTCTACTGCTAAGAGCACGTTGATAGTTTTCAAGATACTTTCTAAAAAAGCCGCTTTTTAATCTTCGTAACTCTATGTTAAGATACTCTAAAATTGCCTCAATTTCTTGTAATTGACCAAATCGTTGTTCAACAACTCCCGGCATACTTGCACTAGCTTTTTCAACATTACCTCTCAGTTTCACTTCTTCTCGTGCCTCTGTGAGTTCTTGTTCAAAGTATGCTACTGCATCCGGGATATGTGAAATATCCTTGGCAATCTTAGAGTACCAACCCATTAAAAGTCCAATTCTTGTACGTCGTCTTCTTCGCCGTCGAAATCATCGTTAAGATAATATCCAATAGCTTGATCAAGTGTTTCATCGACACCCATGGCGGCCTTAAAAACTTTATCAGGCATACCAAAGTCTGCTAACAAATCTACATAGCGTTCTGCCACTGTTTCAATTTGTTTTTTGTCTAAATATTCAACAAAATTTAACCAGATGTCGCTAATTTGTGTTTCACTCAACATTTTCTTCTGTCTCCTTGGGAATAGTAGTTGTAGGTTTAATATGATAATTTTCCATTATCATATCTAATTTATCATCTTTCCATTCTTTTCGGTACAATAAGGTTTCTTCACCTGTAGTTGGGTCAACATATTTCAAACGATTACCTTGTTGTACAAGAAGACCTTGTTTTTCCAACATATCAACCATACCACTATAAGGATTCATACCTGTTTCATATGGAATCTTAATTTGTACAGTTTCAAAAGGTTTGCTGTAGCGAGTTTTCATAATTTTGCAACTTGCACGAATACCCATTACATCACTTACCTTGTTGCCGTCTTCGTCTTCTTTCAACTTCAACTTCTTCATAGCAACTACGATAGAACTTGCATAGACAAAGCCTTGCCCACCTGAAATTTTGTCATCTGGGTCAAACATGTCCTGGCTTGCGTATGTATGATTAGTACACACCATGCCTACATTTAAATTGCCAAACATATTAACACAATTACGGACTAATGCTGTCAATGCTTTAGGTTTACGGCCCATGTCTCCCTTCAAATCACCAGCTTCGAACTGATTAATGTCGGTAGGAGTAAGTAACATACCCAATGAGTCTATGACGAATAAGACTTTAGGACGTTCAACCATTTCTTTGTACTCTTTGCAAAATTCATGAATAGTTTTTGCTACATCATCAATCATTGCCATGTTGAGTTTAAGAAGTTTTTCTTCGCTAGTGTCTACACCAAGTGCATGTAACCATGCTTCGTCAAGTGCATTTTCACTATCAATCAAAATAACATAAATGCCTGCTTGTTGAGCGTTACGCACTAGATTACCTGAACAGATAAAACTTTTGCCTGCGCCGGATTCGCCAGCAAATACTGTTACCTTGCCTAGTGGCACACCTTTGTGGAAATCTCCACTGATTAGATAGTTAAGCGTATAATTGCCTGTGCTAATCCAATCTGTAGGATCATTAAATCCTACTCCAAGTCCGTCAATAGACTTGGTCAAAGTTTTTCTAAACTTTGATAAATCGAATGCTTTAGTGGCCATATTAAACGTCCCTATCCATTTCGCATGCTTCACGGACTAGTGAAACAACTTCGTCTAGTGAATTGCACAAGATCTTGGCGTTGACATAATCGCCTTTCTTGTTGCGTCCACCTGCTTCTACCATGAAGCCATTATCATACATATTAATTGTAAATGATTCATTTACCTTAGTCAATTTGTCGCCAAAAGACT